GGGAGGTGGTAAATCCCCTGAGTTGGTTGATCCACAAGCAGGAGCGGATCCTGATGAAGATCTACCCTTCTAAATAAATGATGGTGCCGGCGATGTCGGCACCATTTCTTTTTTATATATAATATGTCGATAATAGTAAAAATATCACCCGTTTATCGTTACTACGAACTTCAATTAACTGAAGAACAAGAAAAAATTTACGAGGAAAATCCGAATGAATTTTTAATTGATATTGTAAAAGACGAAGATTGGGTTTATATTGAAAGTACTGTCGGAGCTGACGAATACGAATTAAAAAAATAACATGGCACTAAAGAAAAATGATTTCACATCACTGAAGAAGAAGTTCTCTACTTCAGCAAAATACAAACCCCAAAGATTTTTTGATTTGGGTAAAGAGTTCTTGGAGGCAGTCGGTCTCCCTGGTCCAGCAATTGGGCATATTAATATGTTCTTGGGACACAGTGATACTGGTAAAACCACGGCTCTTGTAAAAGCTGCGGTGAGTGCTCAAAAACAAAACGTTCTTCCCGTCTTTATCATCACAGAACAGAAATGGAGTTTTGAACACGCACGTTTGATGGGATTCGAGTGTGAAGAAGTTGTTGACCAGGAAACTGGTGAAATCGATTGGGACGGATTCTTTATCTTCAATAACAACTTTAGTTACATTGAACAAATCACTGAATACATCAATGATCTTTTGGATGCTCAAGAGAAGGGTGAATTGGACTATGATTTGTTGTTTCTTTGGGATTCAATTGGATCGGTACCATCGAAAATGACGTATGAAGGTAAGGGTGGAAAGCAACACAACGCAGCGACACTTGCAGACAAAATCGGAATGGGTATCAACCAAAGAATTTCAGGTTCACGAAAAGCGGATTCAAAAAACGAAAACACCTTGGTTATTGTGAATCAACCATGGGTTGAACTACCAGATAATCCATTTGGACAACCCAAAATTAAAGCTAAAGGTGGTGAGTCAGTTTGGCTCAATTCATCTTTGGTCTTCTTGTTCGGTAACCAAAAAGGTGCTGGTACCACAAAGATCACCGCAACCAAAGACAAGAGAACGGTGAAGTTCGCAATCCGTTCAAAAATCTCTGTAATGAAGAACCACATCAACGGATTGGGTTATGAAGACGGAAAGATTATTATTACTCCTCACGGTTTCTTGGCGGGTAAAGATACTGCCGAAGAGAAGTCTTCTATTGAGTCTTACAAGAAAGAGCATTCAGACTACTGGAAGGAAATTATTGGTTCAGACGGGGACTTTTCCCTTCATGAAGAGAAAGACCCTGAGGCACTCTGATATGTTGTCAGGATTGGGTATATTCCTTATAGTAATAGGTGTCGTAGGATTTCTACGTACCCTTTATCAAATTTACACTATGTCGAACCTTTCAAAAGGTAAGAATTGAAAACTCTTTTAGTAGATGGAGATAATTTATTCAAAATCGGATTCCATGGAGTCCGTGAATTCTTCGTTGATGGAAATCACATCGGCGGAGTCTTCCACTTTCTCAACACACTTAGAAAACAGTTGGATGAGCACAACTACGACAAGGTCATTGTCTTTTGGGACGGTGACGGCAACTCATCCCAACGACGTGAAATATATCCCAAGTACAAACTGAATCGTAGACAAGATATGAACGAATTCAAATTCGAGTCATATCTTATCCAAAAACAACGAGTTAAAGAATACTTGGAGGAATGTTTCGTGCGTCAACTCAGGGTTGACAACAATGAATCCGATGACCTGATTGCTCACTATTGTCAGGTGGCTAAAGATGAAGATAAAATCATTTTTACCGCTGACAAAGACCTATTGCAACTCATCGATTCAACAACATCCATCTATTCACCGATGATTAAAGTGATGTATAAGATGGGGGATAAAGTATCCATTATGGGTAACCAAATTCCTCATCAAAACATTCTAACCCTTAAGGTGATAATGGGTGACAAGAGCGATAATATTGATGGTATCGAGAGACTTGGGGAGAAGACTTTTCTGAAGTTTTTTCCTGAGGTCCTTGACGAAGTGGTTTCTGTAGATGATATTTTATCTAAAACCAATCAACTTCTTCAGGAGAATGAAACTAACAAAGCACTACAGAATCTTGTCAAAGGAAAGACAAAAGATGGTGAACTCGGGGAAACATTCTTTGATGTCAACAAGAGAATTGTGGATTTGTCCAATCCAATGATTACTGAGGAAGGTAAAGAACTTGTCCAACTTTATTATCGTGAAACAATTGACCCCGAGGGTAGGGGGTCGAAGAATCTTATCAGAATGATGACAGACGATGGTTTCTTCAAATTTTTACCTAAAACCGATGAAGCTTTTCTAAACTTCGTCAAACCGTTTACAAAACTAACAAGAAAAGAAAAAAGAAAATTTAAACAATCAAATTAATTTTATTATGAAAGAACAAGATATTGTTAAAATGGAGTTTTTGATCACATTGAATAACAACATTGTTATTCAACGTTACTTCAATGTACGAGGATATAACTCCACCGCACGACTCTCCGTTGACCTCTATGAATATGTAAAAGATTTAGTGGAAGCGTTCGAACAAACTCTGAAAATGAGAACTGTTGTGTACATGCTCGACAACCAATATGAGATTATGGAAGATTCCACAATTTTAGACACTGACAATACCGATGCACCAGAAAATTTCAATTTTTTCATCAGAATCGGAGAACAGACAATTTGTCAAAGAACATTAGATGCTAAAATTTTTCCACCTAAAATAAGATACACCGTAGACATACGCCAAGAGGCAAAAAGTGTACTTCGGAACCTTACTGACATCTTTTCAGGGCGAGATTTTAATACTCAGTTCCTGAACTATACATTGGCTTGAGCGTATTTATAACTTACAGAAAAGGAAATAAAAATTATGTCAAAAAGAAACTTCGAATATCTCGGAAATACATTTCAATTACAACTACTAAACCAACTAATTTTAGATAAAGATTTTTCGCATTCAATCATTGACGTAATCGAACCTTCTCATTTTGAGAATAAGTACTTTAAGACCTTAATTCAATTGATCAAGGAGTACTATGTAAAGTACGATTGTACACCTTCGTATGAAACTCTTTCACAGATAGTCAAAAGTGAGTTCCCTCAGGAACTTATGTTGAAAATCTTGAATGATACCATCAAACAAGTTCAAGACTCACCTGTAGACGGTGTAAGTTTTGTACAAGAAAAAGCTCTAAAATTCTGCAAACAACAAGAACTCCAAAAAGCAATTGTTCAGTCTCAAAAAATTCTAGACAATGGTGAATTTGAGAACTATGAAAAGTTGGAAGAATTATTCAGAACAGCCATTCAAATTGGTGAAAACAACAACAAAATTGAAGATGTTTTCAATAACTTAGACGATGTACTCAACGAGGACTTTAGACACCCAATCCCTATGGGAATTGTGGGTATAGACAAACTCCTCAAGGGTGGATTAGCTAAGGGTGAATTGGGTGTGATATTGGCTCCCACAGGTGTTGGTAAAACAACAGTATTAACTAAGATTGCCAACAGTGCCTTCAACAACGGATACAGTGTATTGCAGTTGTTTTTTGAGGATAATCCTAAGGTTATTCAAAGAAAGCACTTTACCATGTGGACAGGTATTGCTCCTGACGATTTACCAAATCACCGAGATGAAGTTCTCGAGAAAGCTCGTGAGGTAAAAGAAGAAATGACAAATAAGTTATACTTAAAAAAGTTACCTTCAGATACTCACACGATGACTCAAATTAAAAATATGATCCGCAAGATGATTGCCGATGGTCATAGGATTGATATGCTTTTGATCGACTATATCGACTGTATTGTTCCCGATAAGAACTTGGGTGATGAATGGAAAAGTGAAGGTTCAGTAATGAGAGGTTTTGAAGCTCTCTGTCATGAATTGAATGTTGTTGGTTGGACCGCAACACAGGGTAACAGAAGCTCTATATCTTCTGAGGTTGTAACCACCGACCAAATGGGTGGTAGTATTAAGAAGGCTCAAGTAGGTCACGTTATCATTTCCGTGGCAAAGACCTTACAACAAAAAGAAATGAACTTGGCTACCATCGCCATTACCAAATCTCGTATTGGTAAAGATGGTGTTGTTTTCGAGAACTGTAAGTTTGATAATGAAATGTTGGAGATTGACACGGAAAGTTCGGTAACCTTCTTAGGATTTGAAGAAAAGAAGGAAGAACAAAAACGTGATCGTATCAAAGAGCTCATGGAAAAAAGAAAACAACGTGAACAACAAAACTAAATTTTAAAAATTATAAGAAATGGAAGAGTTATTAGATATGATATCTAGTGATACACGATATGTCATCAAACGTAGTGGTGATAGAGTTTTATTTGAGTCTGATAAGATCAGAAATGCGGTAATGAAAGCTATGGAAAGCGTTGGTAAGGTCGACGAAGAAATGGCAGAAAAAATTGCACGTATCACAAAGAAAAGTCTCTACAGAGGAGATAAACTCAAAGTACCACACGTAGATGAAATTCACGATATGGTTGAAAATAAATTGATGGATAACGGACTAAATGATGTGGCTAAAGAATATATTATTTACCGTTCAGTTAATCGTCCAAATGTGTTCTCTAAAAGGGTGAACTTAAAACCTTATGAATACCCTGAATTGAGTGAATATGTTGACGCAATTCGTCACTCATATTGGGTTCATACAGAGTTCAATTTTACCTCGGACATTCAAGACTTCAAAGTACACTTGAATGAAAAAGAAAAAACTGCGGTACAAAGAGCTATGTTGGCGATTTCACAAATTGAGATTGCGGTTAAGACCTTTTGGGGTGATATCTACAAAAGATTACCTAAACCAGAGATTGGAAACGTAGGGGCTACTTTTGCGGAGTCTGAAGTTAGACACGCAGACGCTTACTCACACCTAATCCAACTTTTGGGTCTGAACTCTGAATTCCAAAATTTAATGGAAGTACCTGCAATCAGACGTAGAATCAAGTATTTGGAAAAAACGATTGCTAACTCTAAGACAGTTGAGAATCAAGAATACTTTGAATCAGTAATCCTATTTTCAATGTTTGTGGAAAACGTATCATTGTTCTCACAATTCTTGGTAATTATGTCCTTCAACAAACATAAAAATGTATTGAAAGGTACAAGCAATGCTGTTGAAGCGACATCCAAAGAGGAAAACATTCACGCTGAATTTGGATTTGACTTAGTCAATCTAATCAAGAAAGAAAACCCAACTTGGTGGTCACCACAGTTGATTGAAGATATTGTAGACGCAACCCTTGAGGCTTACGAGGCTGAAGCTGAGATCGTAAATTGGATCTTCGAAATGGGAGATCTCGATTTCCTTACAAAAGCTCAAACCTTGGAGTTTATAAAACACAGATTCAACCTATCATTGAACTCTATTGGTATAGAAAATGTGTTTAAAGTTGAT